ATGGAAAAGATTATAGTAGAAGTAAGATGGTGCGACCATAATTTTGGAGCCACATTATCAGACAACGTGCCAGGAGCCATCGTCATAACTGCCAAAACCTATGACGAGCTACAGAAGGAAGTGCCTGAAACACTTCGGTTTCACCTTGAAGGGATTGAAGCCGACGGCGACGAGATACCGCAATGGCTCGCCGACGGCGATTACGAGCTGGTCTATCACCTCGACACAGCTGCGCTCATACGATCGTGCGAGCGCTACGCCTCGCTTGCAGCCATTTCGCGAGCTTCGGGAGTAAACGAACGACAACTGAGCCACTACGCCAACGGACTGAAGAAGGCTCGCGCACAGCAGCGCGAGCGCATAATAAACGGATTGCACAAAATAGGACGCGAACTGTTGTCCCTATCATAGAGCAAGTTTGACAACCACAGCAAGCCCGACCGCCAGAAATGGAGGTCGGGCTTTATATTTGTGAAAAACTCTCCAATATTGGATGAATTGGAGAGAAATGGAAATAAAAAGCCCTCGATGCGTCACGCACCGAGGGCTCCCAAATAGTTCTTTTCATGTATTTTATTTTCATGTATCATGAAACAAAATCAATATAAAACCGCTTGTTGCATCTTGTCGGCAAGGCTCTTGAGCCCTGTGATAATTAGCTTCTTGCGCTCTGCGCTTGGCTTGCGCGTGCCAATGACATATTGGCGAATGACGGAAGAATTAAGACCAATCTCTCGAGCTACACCTGCAATGTTAACAAAATCGTAGTAGCTGAAAAGTGAGCCGACATCGAAGCGATACTCAATTTCGAGTGCAGGAACATCTTCGCCTTCCTCTTTCAAGTATTCTGTAGTTTCATTCCACCCTTTAAGCATATCCTCAATGGCTGCTTTTGCTGAAGAGCCACAGCCGAGAACTGTGCCTTTTATGGGTTTTACCGTCAACAAGCAAGAATAATTCTTCTCGCCCGGTTCTCTTTTTACATTGGCTATAACTTTCATGTTGTATATATTTAACTCATTTTGTCTACAAAATAAGTTCTTTCACCCGTTACCCATTCAGATAAGGAAGCCGCCCGGAACTTGCCGGGCAGCCATCCTTTTAGTCGATAGAGAGGGCATCAAAGATAGTCTTTGCTGTCTTTGTTTTGATTTCCCTGCTTCCGTGCCTTGGAACTGTTGTAAAGTCTCCGGTTTTAGGATTAACCCAAACATCATGCGAGGCACCATGCCGCTTGATAAAGCATCCTGCTTTTATCAAAGCTCTAATTAATTCTGAATGTTTCATGATTTGAAAGAACTATTTGTCTTGTTTTATTAAGACAATGCAAAGTTAACAAAAAAGTTATCAATCTCCAAATTTTTAGCTAACTTTTTTGTTACTTTTATAAATAGTTTGCAGATTTGCATAAATAAAAAGCCCTCGATGCGTCACGCACCGAGGGCTCCAATAAGCTCTTTAATATAATGAATGCTGCGAATTAGAATTTTGCAGCGGTCAATTTTTAGAAACCCCGAAGCCGTAAGGCTCCAAGGACCAAATTTATTTCTTATCTACGTTGTCCAAGTCCTTATTACTTGGTGTTGACTTCAAGTAAAAAATAGTACTTATCGTAGCAGAAAGAGTGGCAACAATACCTGCAAGCCAGTCATGTCCATTAATACCTAAGTAGACCGCTGCAGCGAGGAATAGAACTACGAGCAGCACAGCAAATACCTGACCAAAAATACTCTCGCGAATATCTGCTTTAATAATCCGTTCTTCTGAGTCGATACGATGCTGTTGCTGTTTCTCTGCCATAAGTAGAATACGTTCCGGAGCATTTGGCAACACTTCCTTATACGCTTTGAAATCCGCAGGGCGAGGCAATGGACCGCTAAAAGTCTGGCGCATTTCAACCATTGCACTTACAATGACACTGCGCTTATCAGGATCGATGGACGCAAGCACCTGCTCTACATCCGGTCTTACCACTTCTTTCTGTTTCTTATTATCTGCCATAAGCTTGCATTGACTTTTGTATATACTTGCCTACAGCAATCCAATCCTGACGCATATCGTCAACATTGTTGCCCTTCATATAATCGTGTAAACTTGCACGACGTCGCACACCGAACAGAGAATTCATGCCAGTAATAAAAGTCGGACGTTCCCTAAGTAGTAAGGAGAACGAACCTCGGATATTATAATTCAAGCGACTCATAGTAAAAATATTAATTGGTTTCATTTGCAAAGTAAGTGTTTTTTTTTGAGATAGCAACTAATAGATATTATAAAAAAGCATACTAAAAGTAAAATAATTTCACATATTATTACTTTGCGCACCGAACGCCACCCGATCGGATTGCGTCCGCTGTCCAATCAGATTGCGTCCGTCGCCTGCGTGGATGGCGAACGCCGCCCACCGACTTGCAGCGCAGAAACAAAAAGCCCCCGATGCGTCACGCACCGAGGGCTCAACGAGTTCTTTAAATCATGAAACGTTGCGAATTAGAAACTTGCAGCGGTCATGGTGCCGCATGGTCTGGCGGCAGTGTTGAATTTATTAAACAGTGACCATTTCAATATCCTTGGCAAGTCGGCGCAGACCCGACTTTATTTTCTCCACCTGCTGATGGCGCGGCTTCGACAAGCCGCTCGCATAGTGTGAGAGCTGCTTCTGGTTGATGCCCGTTATTGACTGAAGAGCGGCAAACGAGAATATGCCACGATAGTAGTCGAGCAACGTAGCTACATCAAAATCGTAGACGAGCCTATACTCACCGTCAAACACCTCCGGGTATACATCACCGTCTTTACGTCTGCCTTCGAGCCAGAAGTCAACACTCTCCTGGACATACTCCTTAAAGCCCTCAAGGTCGCCATCGTAGGCAACGACCCAACCCGGCAGTAAGTCGCAAGCACAACAGTAGCCGTCAGCAGTACGGGCAGCTTTAATCACAACATTGTTCATAATATATTGTTTTATATGTTAATCTTAAAATAGGTGGCAGCCACGACCGCCACCTTTCTTTGTCGAATATCAAAACAAGCGTCTGCTTCGAATGTGTGTGGGGGGAGGGGCGGAGCTTCAGCTCCACCCCAGTTTGTCAGAACCTAAGCCCCGACTGCCGTTCAATACTACTGAGGAGCCATCCGCAGATAGATATTGAAGGCTTGCCGTTGACAGTAACAACACCCTTTTTTGTAGGATGTTTAAACTCTCTGTGGTCCCCGTTGTAACGGTCTAAGTACCAACCGTCGTCAGTCAAGATTCTCAGAATCTTAGAAACTTTTACATTTTTCATAGATCGCTTGTTTAATAATTCAACACTGCAAAGGTAGTAATTTTACTACGAATAACCAAACAAAACAATAACTATTTTACTACGAAATGTAAAAAGCCACCGACGCATCTCGCGCCAGCGGCAAGGATAAACGTGAAAAAATAACTGAATCAATTAAAACTAAACAACATTGGTATCCCCTAATTAAAAACCTGCAGCAAAGATACGCAGACAGATCTGAACTTAAAAATAGCATTCTCTACCGGAGAATACCACTCGAAAACTTGTTTTCGTAAGCGTTTTTGCTTCTTTTCCGCAATAAAAAGAAGCCCGGAATAGAGAAATGAGCGCGTTTTCGCGTACCTTTTCCATAGCTGCAAAATCGTAATGCTTAAAAATCAACGAGTTAAGCATTACGATTTTGCAGGGTGCAAGACTTTCTGTCTATGCAGCACTACACCGCCCTGCGCCGAGTTGGCAATTGCCGCCCTCGCCTTTAGCGGAATATGCAGAAGGCTGTGACGAGTATGTGATTTTGGCTTGTCGATTTTGCGCCCATCGTGAAAAACACCGCCACATCGAGGACGCTCATCAGCGGTAAGGCGAGACGGTGCGAGGTTGGCAATTGCCAACAAAAAAGCCCCGAAGCCGTGAGGCTCCGAGGCTGGTGTGCGCCGTAAGCTCAACGGCGACTTAGTGTTCAATTAAACGGCACATCAGTAGCCGGAGCTTTAATGTTGTCCGCAGCACGACGTATGCGGTCGCTGAGGTCGTTTAGAGCACAGTATAGCTGGTCTGCCTCTTCGGGGGTAAAACCTCCAACGCCACCATTGCCGTCGATGCCGTACATCTTCTGCTGAAACCATGACACCGACTTGTCGAAGTACGTGCGCGATATCTCACGCCATGATACAGCAAGGTAAATGTCACGCATACGCTTCTTCATATCGGTAATTTTCTCTTGTTTCTGTTTTACTACTACTTCCATAATCGTTAAGTTTATATCTTTTTGTTAAAGGCTCTCCCCGAAGGGAGAACCGTTTGTTCTTAGTCTTTTGGCATGTCAGTCATTCGCTGGAACAAATCCTCCGCATAGTCGAGCAGTTCGGGATAACCATTTGGATAGCTGTTGCAGTAATTGCGAATTGCCTTGATGAGTTCCTCCTCGTCGGGAGTGACATTCATCTTGATTGTTTCTTGTTTTTTCATAAATGATGTTTATTAATTGAACAATACAAAGGTACTAACTTTTTAGATAATATGCAAATTATTTACTAACTATTTTGTTAGTAAGGTATAAATAAAAAGCCGCCGACGCATCACGCGCCAGCGGCTTACACTAATATAACCTAATCAACAAAAAGAACTAAAGAGTTTTTTCCACTACTACAAGTGCGGTCTTTACCATCGTGCCGGACTCCTTAAACGACTTGTCGGGAAGTTCGCTAATATAGCCACCCAGATGCTCTACAACATCGCGCAATTCCTTGTACGGGCCGTCAGTACGCCACATAACAGCATATGAGGCTATAGCTACCACCTTGCGTTTGGCTATGGATATAGCCTTGAGAATATGCAAAGCATCTTGTCGCTTGCAGAACGGTGGGTTCATAACAATCACGTCGTAAGGTTCAGAAGACTCAAACGTCATAAAGTCGTCACCAACGACACGGAAGCCTTTCTCTATAAGTACGGCTCGATTCTTCGGGTCGAGTTCTATACAGTCGGGTGTAGGCATGAACTGAGCAATGTTACCCTGGCCAGCAGAGGGCTCAAGGGTGCGTTCGCCTGCACGTATGTCAGCGACCTTTACTATCTCACGGGCAAGAGCTTCGGGAGTGGGAAAGAACTGGAATGTTTGGCGTTCGGGCGTAAATTCACCAGTATCGGCTATGGATGTAACAAGGTCGCCCACATCCTCCTTGAACACAAATGCCTTCTTCGCACTCGACCACTTGCCACCGATACTCTTCAGCACCTTGGCTACACGTTCATATAGCTTGCGTTCCAGCTGCCCAGGCAGACGTAAAAGGCCACCATCAAACTCGGAGGTCTTCAACACCTCCACAACAGATTTGTCTATCTTCATGTTTATATATGTTTATTGAATTTTTAAAAGCCTTGAATATGCGCTACGGGCATCAGCTATCATCTGTAGCGTGTCGCTGTCTGGTGGAAGATTCTCAAGCATATCTGCAATCTTACCCAGTTTTTCAGACAACCCTCGCATGTGCGCCCGCTGCTCCTTACGCTCTTTTTCTATAACAGAGATGATGCCGTCGCACGACAGAAAATCCTCCTGCTTACCCTTATAGGCAAGTATCATAGTGGCAATGGAGGTAAGGCGCGACACCAACCACTCCTGGATGAACAGTGCCGGAAGCGTGAAGCGTATCTTCTTCAGCACATCGATATCCACCTTGTTCTGAAAGCCGAGTACCACATCGTCTGCAGTATCGGGTATGGCATCGAGTAGCAGGCGTGATATAACAGCCATAAGATACTGGCGCGACACACCTTGCTTAGGACGCAATGCGCAAACGTGCTTAGACAACACCGCTGGACCATCGGCATTAACCCCCATCTTGCCAAGCGTGCCAATCACCGAAATCAGTATATCGCCCTCTTCAGAAAAGACGGGGGCGTTAATTTTCTCTTTGCACCATCGCTTAGGTACAAATCTGCCTTGTACAAGGTCAGAAGCACCAACAACAATAGGCAAACCTTCGCCTCGCTCGTTGGTCTTCTTCTTGTCAACGTTCTTGCCCTGCAGGACCTCGCAGATGTCGGCAAGTGTTACAATGTTGTCAATATTGTTGCTCATATAAATAGATTTTTACATAAGCAAAGGTAGATAAGGCTCTACATTAATAGAAATACGTTTGGCAATTGCCAACAAAAAACCGCCGACGCATCTCGCGCCAGCGGTGTAAAGTATAAAAAAAATAAATGAGAAATGAGATTTTAGCCGTATGTGTTGGTTGTGCCGCCGGTGCCCTGGAACACCAGCTTGGTCTCCGCGCCTATGCAGAGCACGTCGAAGGCATCGGAGCCGTCGGTACGAGCCTCCAGCTTATCCTCCTCGGTCTCTGCGAGCTTCTCTCCACGCTTATCCTTCTTGCCGTTGTACACGCCGGCAGAGGTGATGGAGATGAGCAGGTCGGGGTTGTTGTCGCGGTTGACGAGCACCTGCAGACGGGCACGCCCGCGAAACATATTATTGACGAGAGCGTTCTTCTGTACGTGGTTCATCGGGTTACCGAGGTAAGCTTCGCGCACCGCCCAGCCCATCGAGCGCAGCGTGCGCACCACCTCTTTATGAGGGTCGTTGTAGTGCAAGCCCCAGTTGGTGCCGACCATGGTAGAGTCGTAGTAGAAGATGATCTGACGACGGCGATGATAGTGGTAATACGTATTGAAGTCGTCGAGCAGCTCAGGAATCTTGCGCTCGTATTTGACGAAGAACGATTTGAGCACGCGCAGCTTCGAGCCTTGCACCTGACCGACGACGAGCCAGTTGATGAGGTTGTTAGTGTCGAAGGCTATCAGCAACGGCAGTTTGTCGTTGCGGTCGGCATCCATGCGGCAGTCGTTAGGCAGCGCACCACCCTCGGCGTTGGCGAGGTTGTGCAGGTTGAGCACGCTCTCGTTGGGTGCCGTGTATAGGTTGGCGGTCTCGCTCATGCCACCATAGAAGCCGTCAGCCGATATGCTCACACGCTGGCACATGATAGACGTGGCGAAGGTGAGCGGTGGAAGGTCGCGCTTGGCACGGCGTATAAACTCCTCGCCCAGGAGTGCGAGGTTCTCGATTGATGAATATTCGCGGTATAGCAAACACTGCGAGCGAAAGAAGTTGAGCTGCTTGTTGTACTCGTCTATGCGTCGCTGGATCTGCTCGTGCTTGTCGGGAGTCTTCAGCAGCTTCTGCTTCAGTCTCCATATCTGGTAGACCAGCCCCTCGATGACCTCCACCAGTTCTGGGTCTTGCTTATCCTTGTAGTTGAGGAACCAGGAGCCCTTCTTGGTGATAGGCATGTCGGAAGTGATGGTCATGCCATGATGCAGAGGGAAATGGCGGAAGTACATCTCGTTGCCTCGGTTGGCTTGAAAGGTCTCGTCCTTGAGCTGCTCGAAGTCGATGAACTTCGCCTCGTCGATGATGAGATAGTCGAGCGACATCGAATTGGACGTGCCCGAGCGGTCCTGCGAGATGACATTGCAGACGGAGCCGTTGTAGAAGCTGATGGTGTTCTCCCAGTTCGCCGGCGTGAAGATAGGCGACTTCCAGTGGAGCTTCTTCCACGGTCGCCGACCTACGACATAGTGTAGGTCGCGCTTGAAGCCCCATCGTTCGAGGTGGATGAGCATTGAGGGCAGGATATTGGTCAGGCAGCGCTTGACGGACGGAGCTACGAAGCCGCCCATGGAGCCGGGCATACCCTGAAAGCACGACTGCAGACGGCGCGCCTGAATAGCACCCTTGCCCACACCACGCCCGGCAACGATTACCTCGTCGCGTGTGTTCATGGCGAGTGCGTAATACTGCGCGTCGTTGAAATACTGAAGGTTTGGTTGTTCAATGCAATCACTCATCTTCGTCGGGTTTTATCTCTTCTTTTATCTCCTCGAAATCAGCATCTTGTATCATAGTGTTGGAGTAGCGCTTGTAGAGAGCACGTATCTTGCCACGCAGGTCAGGGATGCGCTCGATACCGAGAACCGTAGGGTCGTCTGTCGGCTCGAAGTTCTGAGGCACTATCTTGTCGAATTCGAGGTCGGGTTCGTCGTCCTTGTCGGTGCGGTTGTTAGCCACGAGCACCTTAGAGAGCGCAGCCACCGACCGGAAGTCGCCGGCGCGGCGTGCTGCAGCGATGTCCTGCTCGAGCGACTTGTTAATCTTCCAGCGCATGAACTCCTTCGTAGTCTGCTGAAGATTGCCGAGTAGCACCTTGACCAGATGCAGATCCTCGTAAGCAAGAGAGCGCGACACCTTGAACATAGCCATATCGTACTGCACCAGGTCGTTATCAACCTTTGACGGGAACTGCAACCAATAGGCATACATGCCGCGTATGCGATGAAGACGCAGCAATACACCCTCGGCGACACGGAGCTGACGCAGTTCAGCATCGTCGAGGGTGACATAGCGCGAATATTCATCGAGGTTAACTGGAAGCATATATATAATGTATAGTATTGGTTGTTGAGAATGCTAAGTGACAGCAGAAAGAGCGGCAGCAAGCAGACGCTGACACTCCTGGATAGAATAAGGAGAGCCGGCAAGCGCCGTATCGTGAAGAGTGCGGCGAAGCTCAAGCGCCGTGGCTGATGCGCCACGCACGTACGCCGCGCGTGCAGGACAGCCAACAGTGGCTATGTCGTCGCACAGCACACGCTCGTCAATACCCAAAAGGGCGGATATCTCCGTCGGGGTCATCATCTCCCGCGCATAGTTTTCTATCTTTGTCAGTAAGTCGTTGGAATAATCCATTTAGCTCAAGTGATTTGTCGACGATGCCTCTCAGACCGGCAAGCAACGAGTAGTAAGCCTTGAGGTCTGTAGTGATCATTGTACACTCGGCGCGGTCGCCATAGGTCTGGTTCTGAGAACTAATAACAGCAACCTGATAGTTCTCGTTCTTGACAAGCATTATCTTCGAGTGGTTCTGCGCCAGATGCACATGGTCGAAACAGCTCTGCATAAGCCGATAGAGCTGCACCGTCTTGCGTGCCGCCTTAAGGTCGGCTACGAGCGTGGCGTTGGCTATCAGCTTGCGCCGGCGCAGACGTAGGAAACCGCAGAGGAAAGCGTCGGAGGTTGAGAAAGTAGATACGTAAACGTCGGCACGCCCGGTCTGCTTCAGAATCCATCTGAGCAAGCCGAGCGTGTGTAGCCCAGTACCGAGATGGTACTGAGTGGGAACGTCACTCAGCGGACGGAAGGGATAAGCCTGCTTCATTGAGCTTTGTCTTCAGATCATCGCCGATGGGTGCGTTGTTGTCGTTGAGCACGATAACACGGGCTCGAACCTTTGTGAGCAGTTTGTTGTACTCGTCGAGCTCCTTAGTCGCATCGTCGGACTCGCGCGACAGACGGCGGAGTTCTGCGAGGCGGTCTACGTTCTTGGTGATATACGAGCGCGCATTGGCGATGTTCTTAGCGATATCGGCAGGCGTAGGCTCTTCGCCTTCAGCCTGAGCATCGTCAGAAGGAGCGACGTAGCCGTCATAACGTCCGAGTTCGCTCTTGTAGGTGTACCACAAGTCCTTCAGTTGCTTGAGATATTCGTAGCGGTCGCATGGCTGCTCGAAGGTGAGAAGAGTGTTGTAGAGCTTCTTTATCTTCAGCCAACGCTCCTTATTCTCCGCCCAGATATTGCGCACATCCTCTGGAAGGTTGTCGTGATCGGGGCGGATGCCGGAAGCTGCCGGAAGGTAGCCACCCTCAGGAACCTCAGTGTCGTTGTCCTCCTCAGCCTTGTGCTCGGCTTCGAACTTAACCTGCTCTTCGATGGCAGCAGCTATCTGTGGAGTAAGTTCGGCATCGAGTAACTTGACATCTTGAGTAGTCATGTTCTCGAGACGCATAGGCAAGAACTTCTGAAGCTCGTAGCGCACCTTCGACTCAAAACGCTCAGGACGGCGCATGATGGTCTGATACATCGACATGTTGCGCGTGAGCTTCAGAACCATCTCCGCACCACGGGCAACAGACTCGCGGTCGTGCTTCTCGGCGTTGAGCCACGCCTGCATATCTTCGGTAAGTTTTTTATCTATCATATTATAATGCAAATTTAAAAAGGGCGGTACACCACGATCGCCATCGTGAGGACCGCCCCAGAGTTAACCAATTAAATAATTTAAACCTATTTATTGTGCGAAAAAGAAAACGCTATGCAGCGACAACAATCGGCAGGCCGGTAGCACCGGAGATGTCGCCGTCCTCGGTCTCTATCTTGCCCGGGTAGAACGGAGCTGGATACTCGTCAGACGCAACAGCCTGCACTGTTGTAGAGTTGGTATCGGTAGCAGCCTTGCCGAGGTCCTGCGAGAGCGTGAGCTCAGGAGAGAACGCCTCGCTGCCCACCATGCGTGCCTTGCCGTTGCGCTGAATGAAGAGGTAGACCATCTCGTCGTTGTTGGCGAGAGAGATGTAGCCGGTGGCAGCTTCCTCGGTGCCGGGAATGACAGCGGTGCCAGTGACCTTGAATGTCTTAGAGCCGTAAGTGCCCTGAGACTCGACCTGCAGCTGCGATTCGTTAGGTATGAGACCAATCTTGTGCCACTTCTTGTCAGAAGCCAGCTTGAAGTCGCCGATATACTTAGCGACAGCGTCCATCGTTTTTGGTGTCTCCGAGCCGATGGTTGGCCATCCTAAGATGTCGCGTTTAGCAATACCGAAGACCCAGCCACGTACACCAGGGAGCGACTTCGCTCCCGGTGTGAAACAGATATCGCCGTAAATAGATGCGGCGCCAGTACATTTTGCCATAAATGATAAGTTTTAATGTTAAACAAATAAGCGACCTCGTTCAGGCCTTCTTGCGCCAGTAGCGCAGAACCTCGGGCGATACGCTCTGGAACTGCGTGCCGAAGAAGTAGTTGGCGATGAAGTCTACATCATAGTGATTCTTCAGCGACTTCTCAACGAGGAACTTCTCGTCTTCGGTCTGCTGGTTGAACACGAGGAAGATGTTAGACTTCGGAGTGAGCAGCATGAAGTCGGCAGGAACGTTTGCCAGTGGTACAAGTTCTACGTTGCTTGCGCCCTCAAGAGTGCGCTTGTCGTAGTTCTGGTTGTACGGCAGCGAGCCATGGTTGACCTGATAGCACTCGGTGTAGCAGTGGTAAGCCTGGTCGCTGAGGAAGAGCTTGAGTGGCTGCGAGCGCAGCTTGGCAGCGGCAGCATCGGTACCACTCCAGTAGAACTCCTTGATGAGGTCTTCGGCGTTGTCCTTGGTGATAGAATCAGTACCCTCTACGAGGTTGCCGAGAGTTGTCGAGATGAGCACCTTCTGCAGCTCGTTGGTTCCGGCAGCGTCCTTTTCGAGAACAGTCTTGAAACCGTCGAACCACTTCGCAGTCTTGGAGAAGTCTGCGGGATCGTGCTTAGCGGTGAAGGCGTTCATGAACATATTCTCGCCAAGTTTCTTGGCAAGGTATGCGCAGATCTGAACGACGATAGGCACGTTCTTCAGGCCGTCGCCCTTAGTAACGTTAGAGCCCCAAATGCTCTGGTAGATGGCGTTGGGGTCGATGCCTGCCACCACGTTGCCGAAGAAAGTCTGGAAGACACGCGGTGTAATATCTACAGCTGCGTCCTCATACTTTGTCTTCTGGTAGTTAGAGAGTTCGAGATTGCCAGACATCTCGCCAACAGTCTCGCGGTAGCGGATGCCGGTGCGTACAGAGCAATGTCCTGCAAGTGCGCCGAGAGCGAGAAGTGGCATCATAAGGAAGTCTGAACGGTAGGTCTGAAAAGTCGTTGAGAGCTCTTCAGCACCGAATGTAATATTGCCTACTTTAACAGAAGCCATAGTTATACATCTTTAATAAGGTTAAACACGTCCTGCGCAGTGAAGCTCTCCTCGCTGTTGGCAGGATTATCAACAGTAGTGGTGCCAGCAGAGGCCTTGAGAGCTGCGATCTGAGCATCCTTCTTCTTGGACTCGTCCTGAGCCTTTGTGAGTTGGTCCTTGAGTTCCTTGACAGCCTTGCCGGCTTCAGACACCGCCTTTGCGTTAGTCTTTTCTTTCTCTTCAAGTTCCTGAAGACGATCGTCGATGCTCTTCATCTGCTCCTGGGTGAGGGTGATGTTGCCATCCTCGTTGGTCGCGAAACCGTCAGTGGCATTGAGCAATGCCATGACGCAAGCAAAGATTTTAATCATTTTGTTTGAAGTTTTTGATGCGTGTTGGTTACGGAAGAGGTTCTTGAGCCCTTCGCACGTCTTCTCGATGAAGCTCGGAGTTGGATTGCCGCTACCGTCAACCACTGACGCGACACGAGCTGCTGCGTCTTCCGAGGCAAGTGATTGAGGTAGTGGCGGTATGCCTGCATCCTTAAATTGAGATATGTTGTAAGAGTTTGTAAATTGTCCGGTAAACTCGTTGGCTGCCTTCTCAGCCTCCTTGTCTTCGCGTATGGAATCGACAAGTCCGAAGTCGAGAGCCTGCTGCGCGGTGAGCCAGTTGCCCTTCTTCATCTGGGCGAGACACTCATCGACAGACTTTCCGGTTTTGTCGGCGTACATAGAGGCAAGCACGTCGTCGAAGTTCTTGAGCGAGTCGCGCTGCGCCTGAAGCTTGCGCACGAAAGCATCAATCTGCTCCTTGTTGCTCTGCTCGTACTTGTAGATGAGAGTGGACACGTTGTGGATAAGGAAGAAGCTGCCCTTGACGATGTCGATAGTCTTGCAGCCAAGCATGGCGATAGTGCTGATAGATGCGTTCATGCCGAAGGCGTGAGCGTGTACGTTGCCGTGGTCACGGAAAGCCTGGTTAATCTCCAAGCCATCTTTAACGAAGCCGCCGAGTGAGCAGAAGCCGACATGCACTTCTTTACCACTATTCTTATTGAGCACATAACGGACATAGTCAGCAGAACAACCGTTCCACCAACTGCCAATAGTGCCTGATATGACGAGATGATATTTCATATAATAAGTATTTACGACAAAGGTAGCTTGAGAAGCCTGTGGTACAAAATACTGCTATACCTTAATATATGGGGGTCTCTCGTGAGATTTGTGTGTTACAACGACCTCGTTGAGCTGATTATCTTTGACAGCATCGGGGCAGTTCTCGGTGATTTCTACAGACGGGTAAGGTCGCTCAGAGGAGCCTACGAGATATTGACGACCATCGATGAGTGTCACCTTGAACACCAAATGACGGCGCTTGATATTCAATTCGTCAGGTGTAAGGAACTTCAAAGTGGTGGTTATAACCTTGTTCTTGTCATCTGTCTTGGTAGACGAGACCATAGACGGGTGGTCTTTAACACAAATTGAGTGCCACAAGATGTTGGTGGGGATGCGGATGGTGCGGTTGGCGATGAGGACCGAGCCTTCGAGTTGGGTGCTGTAAGCATAAGCTACAGACTTAACGAGCTTTATCGACTTCATATAGAGCTATATTTATATGTTGAACATAAGTGACGAACGGGCGCGAACAAAAATGGGCATCTTATCCGTGTGATTTATAGAATATTTAACAGTTTTTATTGTCGCGCACTCGAGATCTGCGTCTGAGGTCGACACCATGCTTGAGGTAGGAGTTGCGCATACGTTGGAAACGCATCTTTAGCGTGTAGTCGTACTCGACATCTATGCCGTTAGCCTCGCACCACGCTCTAACAGCAGAGAGTAGTGTGCACTGGCACAGCTCGATGTCGGCGAGATCGCGCCAAAGCTGGAGCCTAAATGTGTCCTCGATGCACTCGGCAACAGCCTTGCGGGCATTGCCAGAAAGGTAGTTGTAGGTGACGACCGGCTTCTGCTTTGAGTCGGGGATGCAGATAGCAACATCATCATCGCCACGTGTCAGCGGTAACGAACCAGGCTGGCGCGTGAGAAAATGACGGATGCAAGCATTCTCGGCGCTTTGAGCCGGGAATACTACAGGGTCGCCGAAGTGATGGCGCAGCCATTGAGCAATGAAAGGTTTTAGAGTGAGGTAGACAAGATATTTGGACATGTTTGGTACCATTTTTTGATTGAGCATGTTGTGTCTTGCAAAAGTAGGAAATTTAGAACAAATATCCTACTATATAAGGGTGTTTTTTAGTTGTTAGCTATTGTTTTTCGCCTTGTTCTCTGAGTTTTCTGTGCGTCTGATATGATTTTGCAATAATTTTTTGTGACAATGTGATGTGTGACAACGTGAAGATAAGTAGCTTATTATCAAAGTGATGTGGTGTTGCAAGTTCGTGTTGCAAGTTTGTGACAGGTCATCACAAACTTTATACCGACTTTTGCGAGGAAACCATGTCACAACTTGAAAAACTTTGTGACAACTTTGTGACGGCGGTTTGTGACAATTTGTGACAAGCGGAACTCCCTTATTTTCAATATATTTTATACTTTTTGCAACAATCTGTTACAAAATCACAAAGTTTTTGTACAAAATAAGAGAGGGGTGTCGGGGAGAGGCAAGGCAAGTCCGGTGGGGCTGTCTGAAAGATTTGCGGAAATATGGAACAATCTGCTACAGGTGTTGGAATGTGCTGACAAAGAAAAAGGCGGACTACACAGGTGATATTACCTGGCAGTCCGCCACCCTATTGAAGATTTAAAGCGAAATGATTAGTCTGTTTGTTTAGAAAGGTCGCTCGTCTGCATCGTCGAAGGCCAGTTCTTGGTCTTTCGGACTGTCAGGGCGTGCGTTCTGCGATATTGAGCGGATATATATCATATCCTTTGTTTTGCGAAGCTCTGCAGTGACCTGCACTGCTCTCTGGATGCGACCACCGGCGTTGCATAGCTCCGGAGGATTCATGCAGTCGATCCACGGACACAGTTTGCAAAACGCCTTGAGACGTTTGGTGAACGCCTGCATGGTGATGCGGTTGACATTGGAGAAGCGCTGATACTCGTTGAACACCTCGTCGCGTGCAATGTAGTCATCGAGGTGACCGCCATCGGGCGAGAAGTAGCCTTCTGCCCAGTCCTCGAAGTTGGCACCCATAGATGCCTTCAGATGGCGCTTCTCCATGTTACCCATTGGGGGCTGCGGTTTGATGCCTGTATCCTTTAGTGCGAGATATACCCGGCAGCACTGCAGCCAAAAGTTAAGGTCGGCATTCCACTCCTCGTCGCTGTAGTCGAAGGCATAGAGTGTCTTGTTGAAGTCATCTCGGATAGTCCTTGTTTCGTGGTAGTCGTTGTCATCGGTCTTTTGATGGTACCAATCAGAGAACACCATGTAGAGCGAACGTGCCTCTGAGGATGGATCAAAGTCTTGAGGTACATAATTGGTCGTGAATGCGAGCTTAGGGGATTCGTCGAAACCGATGGTAAATGAGCGGTTGTTCTTCGGGTTCACCGTCATGTCGCTCGTGATGTTGTCGTAGAATAGACCGAGGTTTAGATATCGGTCGCAGTCGTCGACGAGCAGTAAGTCCGTAAACTGGCTCACCTGGTCGAACACGTGCGGATTATCCATGAGCTTCGGATTTCGTCCGGATAGTTTTACGGTATTCATCATAAATGAGAGTACCTTAAAGAAGAAAGACTTTCCGGAACGACCATTGCATTCGTCCTCCTCGCCTATCTTATTGTCCATAGCCAATGGAGCCCATGCCCTGACAAAGTCCTTATATCGATGAAGCATGTATCCGAAGGTGAAAATTTTATTGATAAGGTTTTGTTTTTGCTCTGCTATCTCATTCGCCTGCAGTCCTTCGCCGTCGATGCGGAATGGGTTCGCCTTGATATATGCAGCAGCAGCCACTCTATCTTCGCCGAAGCGGGTCTCGGTCTCATCGCGCCAGTATAGTCGCGAGGTGTTGATGAGATACCCGAAGAAGTTGCTCTTAACATTGAGGACTTCGATATCGAGATGTATGCGTCCGTCGGTGGTCTGTGTCTGCTTAATATTGAACATGTCTGGTAGTGACTTGAATCGATGCGGTATAACGCCTTCCTCCCAGACGTAGTTATGTAAGTCGTCTGCGCCTGGATCGTACTCTTTGAGCCCATTAGGGATAGCCTCGGACGGCTTGCACACCTCGATGGTCTTATTCGGAAAGAAGAAGTATTGCGAGTTCGGCGTATAGTTGGTAAAGTTCAGGTCTATCTCTTGGAGCGACTCAAGAGCTGCAGGTGATAGCTTGGTAGTATTCAGCACAAGATTGAGGATATTGCGGTCCTCGAACCTATCGACCACCCACCGACGTATGAACTCGCGCACCTCCTTCACGTTAACTCGCTTAACGATGTTGCCCTCGATGCGTATAAACTGAGTGTTAGCCGAGTTCTCATCGTGGAGGGCATAGAAACCATTAAGCTGAAGGAAGTTGTACAAGCAAGCTGTGTCAACCTCTGTCTTCGGTCTGCCGTCTTTGTTGATAGTCTGTACCCAGAACTTGGCAGGCATGGCTACCTTCAGCAGATTGCGGAAGTCCTTGCGCTCGCTGTGTATTTCGAGCCAGTCGCGCAAATCTTTGCGAGGCTTGCCACGGTTGTCTTTGTAAGTCAGAAGTTTGTCCGGGAGCCATGCCGTATGGATGTCGATAAAGCGCAACGCGAGCTCACGACCTTTGCGTCGCCCAGTCTCGTCGATATCGGGTATATTGTAGAGCACCTCGACGTACTTCATTATCTCCTTATACTCGTCGACAGAGAGCTGGTAGGTCTCAGAATTGAACCATAGAGGAAAGTAGCCCATGGACTTGCAGCAAAGCGAGTCGCGTTCACCGGAGCAGATAACCGCTTCGGGCAGCTTCTGCTCTTTGTACGGTTTGCCGTCCTCGTGCGCTGCGTACCACTCTTTCTCCTCCTTGGCATTGAACTCACGATATGCCTTCTTGAGCTCCGCAAGCCCGTTAATGTAGAAGCGCGGCTTGGCACCTGCAGGCGTGTACGAGAAACGGAAGCCTTTGTCGCAGTTGTAAGGCTCATATACCTTATAGAACTTCTCTTCCGGCTGGTCGCCCACGGCCTCTTTGATAACACACTCGCGCATGAATATAGGATAGTGCTCGGTAGAATACTTGACCGTCACCTTACGGTCCTTGACATTTGCTATCCATTTGACAGAATGCCAATGAAGTGCGTCGACATGGTCTTGCGTCACCTTTGGGCCGAGCGCCTTGAGTTCAGCTTCAGTAAACTTCTCGTTGAGTTCGAAAGGACGTGTACCGTCTTTTTCGTCTGCACGAGCTTCACGCTGACGAATCTCTGGACGGTTCACAGAGCGGTCGAGTTCGTCGCGTATGTCGAACTGTGCCGCAAGCTTCAGTATAGCCTCGTTGAAGCGTGAGCGGTCGTAGCCATTCTCACGCATAAAGATGTCTATGGCATTTTCGCCACGACCTTCGCCGCCGAAGTCTGTGACCTGCCATATCGCGCCATATTTTTTTGAATTGAATTGTCGCAAGGAGGCTGAAGGCGTGCGCTCGTTGCGTATGGAGAAGTGTTTGTTCTTCTGGTGTACGCAGTCACGCGCCTGCGGATATATGGATAGAATGATATCCAGGCCTCCATTTGTTGCGTTTAGTATTTGTTCTACGCTAATCATTTCGCTTGGGTTTTATTCGCTTTGCAAAGATAGTGGCAACGCATCGCTGCCACAAAATCACGATATCACACTTTATTATTGTTTTCAGAGGATCTTTATATCGATGCTCAGCGAAGGGATAAACGCACTGAAAAATGGGGTATCTCTGAGTTCGAGTGTACCTTTATCGTCAAGAACTACAGTGGGCTGCATTCGTGCTCGACATACTGGGCGATAAGCGTAACCGTCTATCCACCATATATAGTCCTTGAAGTCGAGAGGCTCTTCCTCGAAAGCCTCACACTTGCCATTCACACCAAGAAGGCAGCCATCTTTGTATTGTACGACACGAAAGTCCTTAGATAGCAGCCCCATCTCCTTCAGATTATCGATATGCTTTATGTATTGTTCTATTGTTATCATATTCGCATTTCTCTATATTAATGTATTCAACATATTTGTTTTTAATTAGGCAAAAGCGTCCGTTAATGCAGTTGCGCTTATGCTTGCACGTGTCGCAGATCAGAACCACTTAGTAGTTGTTAAGACGTAAGACTCTAATGATATCGCGACAATGACTAACGCCACATTTGACCTTGATGCGCATGAGCTGCACTTTGACAGTATGTGCATTTTTGCCGAGCCGTTCGGCGATCTGCGTAAAAGTAAGCCCCTCGAGGTATAGATCGGCTATCTCTCGTTCGCATTTAGAGAGATTGACCATTGTCTTAGGGCGACATATCACTCGCTCGAACTCACACATGCCGCGTAGCGGGCATCGAACCTCTTCAAAGTGCAAGATATCGTGCTCGATGTCTTGAGTCAGTAGGTCGTGCTCGCCAAAGTTGCAGCGTATAAAACGTTCAACCATTTTGAAGGTATTACGGCGATATAGCTTAGCAAGTGCTGCGTATCCCTCTGGGAACCTCATCTTGATGACATTGTGCAGCTCGTCAACAATATCGGTATTGAACTTGGTGAGTCGCCTTGACTCTTCGCCAGGCTTCTTGTAGTAAACAAAGCCGTCTGGTGTAACGAAAAACTCCAAAAATTTTAGTATCGCCATAAGTCCTCCTTTTTTATAGCCTCCGTGCAAGCCATGCGCTCGAGAGTGTTAAGCTGGTAAGCTGCGACTCCAGATAGCTTACGCCGGATGGTGTTATAGTTCAAATCGTATGTAACCATCAGGTATCTGAGGAATTTACCCTTCTCTTTTTTCGTCAGGTTAGCGAAGTAACCCTCCGGGGCCAATGAATTGAAAATCTGTTCCAT